AGGGAAATATACCAAAGAATGATTTATACAACTTTTCTCTGTTCTGAATGATATTCTCTCGTAAAATAAACACATAATCCACATTCGCACGCAAGGCAGTGGAGGATCCGATCACGTACTGCATTGTCAACATGAAGAATATCTTCCAGTGTCGGCCATTCATAAAGCATTGGCGAATACATGTATCCTTCAAAAAACTTTGAGTCGTACATACAATCATCAAGAAGCATGAACGCCCACAATTCGCTTTCCCTGCACCCACTAATTTTCTCTGTCTCGCCATGACACGTTCGATCGCATCTTTATCATAGTCACCATAAAATGAAGAGATCGGGAATGAACTCGGAATAGAAATGGTTACCCTCCTCTGTCCCCTGAAAGAACAATGCCTGCTGGGAGATGTTTCTTGTGGTACATGATATCTTTCACAAGGGTTCGATTTACCTGTATTACGCTTACCAATAAATACAATGACCTTATCATCTGCAATTGATTCAGGCTTGAATTTCTTCAATTGAAGATTCATTCTATTGTATCGTATCGTTTTATTTAACAAAATTTTACTCATATACAGTAGGAATGGCTGGTCGTCTGAGACTTGCCGCCACCGGTGTTCAGGATCAATGGTTAACAGGTGAACCACAATTCTCGTATTTCCTGATGAATTTCAAAAAACATACGAAGTTTGCTATAGATACGATAGAGAGCCAGTTTGATGGTAAGATTGATTTTGGTGAAATCCTCGAATGTAGTATTCCAAATGATAAAGGTGATTTGATTCGTAATATGACCCTAAAGGTTACACTCAGTGATCCTATACCTGATACAGCAGGTCGTAACGACACCGTCTGGTCCCCTTCGATTATGACACATCTCATAGAGTATGCTGAACTGGTTATTGGTGGCCAGGTTATTGAACGAATTACGGGAGAGTATATATACTTACATCAGCAGCTTAATAACACAAATGATGATATTGAGCAAACCCTCTATTTCCTTAACGGACATGGAAATATCCTGACTTACCAGGGGCAGTATACATACTTTTTGGATCTACCATTCTATTTTTATAGAAACCCAACCCTTGCCATTCCAACCTGTGCACTGACCAAACAACTCGTCGAAGTTAGAATTAAGACTCGACCATTGACCGAACTCATATACGGTGGTAAAGGTCTTTACGGACCTTCGTACGAACAGGATATTTCTGGAACTATAAATAAGTTTTCCCTCGACACTGAATTCGTGTATGTGACCCCCGATGAAAGCAATTTCCTTAAGTCAAACCCCATCGATTATGTAATCACACAAGTGCAGGTATCTAATTTTAAGATGAATCCGGGTGAAAAAGAGAAGGATGTGTTACTTAAATTTTCACATCCAGTGAAGGAGATGTTTTTTGTATCACAATCCGAAGAATCTGTACAGAATAACTACCCAAATGAATACAATACAATCACAAATGTTGAATTACGATTTAACAATGAAGTTGTTTTCAATCGAGATGAAAAGTTTTTGGTGTACGAACAATCTTTGAAACATCATATTAACTCACCCCTCGATAAACAGGTTAATGTTGGTTCCCTTTCGATAATACCACCTTTACATTCGGTCCATCTAAGTTTGGGATGTATTCATTCTCACTGAAACCTGAGGTGCATTATCCAACTGGTCAAGTAAATATGAGTCGTATAGCACATAAACTCTTGAGAATCAAAATAAACCCACTTAACACCACAGATCCGAACAATACACGAGTTTATGCAGTAAACTATAACGTGTTAAGGATACAGAGTGGTTTAGCGGGATTAATATTTTAGGTGGATATAATAGGAATGGCTGGTCAACTCCAATTGGAAGCAACTGGACCACAAGAACAGTATTTCACGATAAACCCAGACTATACATACTTTTTAGAAAAATTCAAGAAACATTCAAATTTTTCGAGACAGTATGTCGACGTAGACCCAGAAAGTGAAGCCACCTTCGGGAGAAAGGTGCGATTCAAAATTCCACAGAATGAAGGAGATCTTTTACAGAGTGTAGCCCTAAAGTGTAAACTTCCACAACTCGATCAGAATATTGTATATATCGAGTCAGTAGGACACGCTCTCATAGAGCATGTAGATCTACTCATAGGTGGGAAGGTTATAGAGAGAATCACGAGTGATTACCTCCAGATTTACTCAGAACAGTTTATGACACAGACAAAACAAAAGGCACTCGAACAACTCATCGGTAAATATCCATTGAGAACTACATTCAAGAGAGTTTCCGAGGTTGAAGGTAACAGTGGAATCATTATCCATAATACATTGGGTTTAGGTACAGATGAAGAGTTTCTAGTGGATATACCGTTTTATTTCTACAATCACCCAGAATTAGCTATACCCATGTGTGGGATGAAACATCAAGAAGTCGAAATCGAATTCAAGTTAAGAAGTGTTGAAGACTTGGTTGTCCATATAACGGGGAATTATAAAGCAAGTGGTGTCAATTTACGGGAGGTTCTTGCGAGTCTTAAACCTAAAATCAAAGAGTTTTCACTTTGCACAGAGGTGGTATTCCTCGACTCGGTAGAGAGAATAGAGATGGAAAAAACATCGAGAGATTATCTAATTACACAAGTTCAACAGAATACATTTGAAGTCGGTGTGGGTGTAAATAATGGAACGTTTAAGCTTGACTTTTACAACCCAGTGAAAGAACTTCATTTTGTCATTCAGCGCCATGGTAGTAATGTAAACGCGGCCGATACAACTCTTCAGGGGAACTTTGTAACTCCATTTGATTATGATAATACATCAAATGTTGAAAATGGAAAGTTGATTCTGTACGAAAATTTAGATCATCTCACGTTAAAGTTCGATGGTGAAGATATCATAACGAAGGATACAGGGAATGTCATCTTTTTAAAGGCTATACAGGGGGCTATTCACCACTCTAAAAACACAACTCATCAGGAGATTTTACTCGTATAGTTTCGCATTACAACCGGAAGAATGGTATCCAACTGGTCAAATAAACTTCAATTTGATAAAAGAGCCAATTTTGAACCTAAGTATGACATCATGTCCAGATTTTGCACGACAAATTCGAGTGTACGCTACAAACTACAACGTTTTAAGAGTGTGTGGGGGAAAAGCTGAAACTCTTTTTAATTATAAGTATTAAATAGAATGAAGACAGGAATGGGCAACAGTGTCGATATAGCTAACAAGGCAGCGATCGAGTATATGGAAGCAATGACTGGCATTGTTATGCCAGTTCTCGAACGGAGTGTAATACTCGCAGCAGAGTACTCTAAAGCTTGTGGAAGAAATGTAGTTCTTTCACAAGATGTGCAATACGCATCTAGGTATTGTGCGATGCATACAGTTGGGCAGGTGACAGGTAGTTTATTCCCAGGCGTGTATGATTCTGATGATTCTGACGAAGATGATATTGAGGTTGTCCCAGAGAATGAGTTACCTGAATTTAAACGATATACAGGAAATAACCCCCTATACAATCAAATCAACCAGGCGTATGATAACTGGTCCGATTGGGAGCCGCGCAATCCAGCTGAGCAAATCTTAAAAAATGCTATTAATAAGGATGACAGTATGGGAGCCTGATGGTTGGAATTTTTCGAATACGAAAACAAAACTTATAGTATTAGGTAATGATCAGGATTCAGACACTACGGATTCGTCCGATGACGAACAGTTATTCACCAAAATCTAAAAATAACTACAGGAAAAAAAGAATACAAAAAAATCGATAAAGAAGAGCTACTTCCAGAGTAAAATATTTTCCCATGCTATAGTATACAAAACACAATGAAGGCTGCTCTTAAGACTGTCAATCTTGTCACTCAAGAACTCGAGACCCAGTCTCTCAACGCAATCGTGGCGGGTTTCTCCTTCGCCGCCGCCATGTCATGGATGGATGTTGTCCGTTGGACCATCAGCCAGGTCGTCAAGGTGCCCAAGAATGGTGGTGCCCAATACGCACTCACCGCTGTCCTGACCACTCTCCTCTCGATCGTGGTCTACATGCTGATCTCCAGTGTCTCCACTCGTGTTTCCAAGCCTGCGCAGCCCGTCTACGCGGTATCCCGTTAAATTTTCCTTTTCATGAAAGAAATTAGTAATATACCCAGGAAGGTAATTACCCCAATATAAACAAACACTTCACGGTTATAAGGATTCTTAAATTCCTCTGGAATGCTTATTAACGATTTTTCCTCCTTTTTCGGTAAAACATCATCGAGTACAACCTTCGTAAGATTCGCGAGTTTGTCAGTAGAGCACGTCACTTCAAATTTCAATAAATGATCTTGATTTCTGAAATCATATGGGATGAGGCGTCCATGACTCATATAGAAAAACTCGATTGTCAATTCCTTTATAAACTTTTGTGGTCCAGAGTGAAAGTGATGTATGATCGGATCATCTGTACCATTAAAGTTTACAACATCTGAACCATTGAGAAGTATATGACCTGTGTAGAAGGGTGTAGAGGTGTATACATCCTGATCAAACCCGTCTGATCCCGAGGTAACCTTAAGTACCAGGGAATTAGGACCATCTAAATTAATAGCACCAGACCTGAGTACCTTGTTCGTAGACGCATGGTCAATTGAACCAAACCCTAAACTTGGTGTGGTGTCGTCACGGAAGATGAAGTACTCGTGTACCCGTTTGTTCCGTCATGAAATTCAAATGTAAAATCATTGTCACCGGCTATGGTATTTGAGAAGACTAGACCATTTGTATCGGTATCAAATACGACGGAATCTACATTGGATCCGGGTGGTGCCAGTTTGATAGCGAGATCTGAAGCGAGTACAGTTCCAGATGAATAATTCGTTTCATCTAAAGTTATGACTGTTCCATCTACACTGAAACTTTTATTTGATGCACATGTTGTTAATTGTGGTGTAGGTATACGCGCAGAAATCAATTTAACTTGAGACACGTCATAAATTGGGTTTTCTAAGTGAATGACGTAGGTATTAGCATATGGATGCACATTCGACTGGCGCTGACTACTATCGATATTAAGGTTATGAACCTTCATTAAAATAACGGGATACTATTTTAATGAGTGTTTTTATCTAATTCAAAGTGAAATTTTATTGAGAAAGACTGTGAGATAATGGGTTATTCTGAAGTTGTGTCTTCGCGATATCGAGACGCCTGGAGTTGGGGTTTTCGTTACCCTTGTAGGCATTGAACTGATGGTACTCGTTGTTCTTGTAATTTTGCGTCCACCCACCACTAGCCGCGTTGACACGACCATCGACGCGAGTAGTATCAGAACGAACCGCTGTCAGCTTACCACCTTGCTTGAGAGCACTCTCGCGCACATTCATGCGACCAGCGTTACCCATGCGGTTAGGTTTACCACGACGATCTTCGGGGCGGAAACCATATTTCATCAGTTCCTCATTACTCTTAGCATTAACCTGTG